AGGGGTACTCAGCGCCTGGTGGCCGTCAAAAACAAATGGCCCTCTATGGGTCACTGACGAAACGCCGGGACGAACTGCTTCGTCAAATTGCTGATGGTTCATCAAGCTCAATGTGTTCCCTCCTATCACTGGAGGGGCCGAGCCTATGAGTATCATCGATTCCATCGTCGGTATCTTCTCGCCATCCGCACAGCTTCGCCGCATCGAAGCACGGGCCACGATTCAGCAGGTCAACAAACTGCTAGGCACCGCAAAAGGCCCCTATGCAGCGGCCAATTTCAATCGACTGAACGCACTTCGCGGAGTTGTTCAGAAAGAAAATGAAGTCAGCGGCAGCCGTATTGAATTCCTTCGCGCTCAGTCGTGGGATCTGTACCGCGACAATCCAAGCTGCCGGAAAATCGTTCGATCGCTCGAAGCTAAGGTGATCGGCAAGGGAATGCACCCGGAATCGATCGCATTGTTCGCTGATGGCACCCCAAACGTGCCTTTTCGCGAGCGTGCAATGCAGCTCTGGGAGCAATTACAGAGCGGATTTGATGCCCGTGGACTGCCCGGAAAAGGCGGTTTGACGATGGGATGTCAGCAACGATTGGCGTTTCGCTCGGTTGTTTTGTCCGGCGACACTCTTTACCGAATCAAACCAATCAGTTCCGCAGAGCAATCACGCCGGAATCTTCCGATTGCAGTCGTATTACAGTTGGTTGATACCTGCCGGCTGGCCAGTGAATCAGAGATTCTGCAAAACTCTTTGCCGGAAGGTCGTCGCGTCTTCCGTGGTATCGAACTGAACGAAAACGATGAGCGAACTGCCTACTGGGTGAAAAACACCCTGATTTCAGACGCCGCGTCCGCACCGGCGACGGCAACGCGGATACCGATTGACAAGATGGGGCATCTTTACATCGAAGAAGACATCGACGAACTTCGCGGAGTGCCGTGGTTTTCGTCTGCGATCCTTCGCGCTCGCCGCACTGACGACCTCGAATACAACGTACTGACCGCTTCGGCGATGGCATCGTGCATGGTTGCGACCTACAGCAAGCCAACCGGGGCTAATAAGCTCGGGTTGAATGCTGGATCTGAATACAACTCCGGATCTGCAGACGGCACGGACCTGACAGACAGTGACGGCAACACGATCAACAAAATTCAGCCGGGTATGGTGGTCAATAAAGGCAAGGACGGATCATTCGAGCTTCTCAGCCCAAACCAACCGAACATGAACCCCGAAGCGTTCGTGCAACACCTTCAGCGAGGCACCGCATCGGCCATGCCTGGCACAAAAGCCAGCACCGTGACCGGCGATTATCGCAACAGCTCATTCAGTTCGGAGCGATCCGCAGACAACGATTGTTGGCCTGAAATTCAGATCGTTCAAGAATGGTTTGCGTCCCATTATTGCCAGCCAATTTGGGAAACGATTCTTCGCACCGCAGTCTTTGAAGGCTACTTCGATGGCATCGTGTCAGCTGAAGAGTTCCAGTCAAATCCAGAAATGTTCTCAGCAGCCAACTGGCAAGGCCCGGTTGCGCTTTCCATCAATCCGAAGGATGACGTTAGAGCAGCCAGCGAACGAATTCACGCAGGGCTTTCATCACTTCAAATGGAATGCGCCAAGATCAACGTCAACTGGCGAGATGTTCTGAACGATGTCGCGGAGCTTTACGAGGTGGCCGAGGCAAAAGGCATTCCGACAGAAGTGATTAACAATATCATGGGCATCGACGCTCAAGACCAGATGGCCGTTCAGCAGATGGCAGCTTCAAGCGAAGAGCAATCGCCAGTAGATGCCGTTGAAGACGATTTACTGGAGGAAGTTCTCGATGCGTAAACGAAGCCAGAGAGATCAGGCAACAGCCGACACAAACTATCGATCACTGACCGTGCGGGCGGCGACATTCGACGAAGAAACCCGCAGCGTTGAAGCAGTCATCAGCACGGAACAGCCGGTAGACATGCCCGATTGGGGCCGTCAAGCGATGGTCCCAGAAGTGTTGGTGCCGTCCGGTGCGGAGTTCCCAAGCAATCGACAGGTTCCGTTCCTCGATTCGCATCAACGCCGATCAGTCAAAGATCAGCTCGGTTCAGCTCGCGAAATCAAGGTTAACGGCAGCGAGATCACGGCAAAGCTCGTGTTCCGCAAAAGCAAAGAATCAGACGATGCCCTCGGTGGTGTTCGCGACGGTCATATCACCGATGTTTCGGTTGGGTATGACGTTTTGAAACGCCAATACATCGAAGCGGGCGCGAAGAAAACAATCGGAAATCGGACCTACGAAGGCCCGTTAAATGTTGTGACGAAGTGGCGGCTCCGGGAAGTCTCGTTGACTCCAATCGGGGCAGATGATCAGGCAAAGCTGCGGGGACTTGATCCAGCGGCGACTCGTTTCAAGTCCTCAGAACAGGAAGAATTTACGATGAATGCAGAACTCCGCGCTTTGCTGGTGTCAAAAGGCATGTCAGCAGAACTAACCGACGATCAGGCTCAGCGATGGTTGATTGACAACCCGTCAAAGCTTAGCGAAGCCAAGAAGGAAGAAGAACGCAGCCAGCAGAACACGCTGCCATCCGCGGCCGATCTTGCCAAGCTTGTTGCCGACGCAACACGTCAGGCAATCGCTGACCAGAACGCAACTCGCAAGGCTTTTGAAGTCGATGTTCGCGAACTCTGCGAACTGGCTGACATGCCTGGCGAAGTCGACGCTTGCCGAGGACTGGAAGACATTGCGGCTGTTCGCAAGCACATCAAGGACGCAAAGGCCGGGCAGGATCAGAACGTCGGCTACGGCGTGACCGTTCGCCACGTTTCCAGCGGGACAGAACGACTTGAGGTTGATCTGCGTTCAGCATTGACGCTCACGGCCTGCCGATCTGCACTGAATGGCGACGAAGCAAAGCTCGAAAAGTACTACCCATCAGCTCAGCGAAGCAAAGCGGCTGACACGTTCCGCCACGCAACGCTGTTCGACATGGCCACAGAATACGTTCGCTCTCGCGGCGTTCAGACGCTCGGCCTGACCCGCGACCAGATCGCAATCTGTGCGATGTTCGGCCCTGAAAAGGCTGGCATTCGTGCGACTCCAGGTGGTGCGGCTTATCATGGGACGGGTTCATTCAGCAACCTGACTCTGGACGCCGTCAACAAGTCCATGATGATTGGGTATCAGGAAGTCCCAGCTTCATGGCGCGGACCAATGAAGCAGGGCCAGTCAGCGACCGACTTCAAAAATATTCACCGGATGCAGTTGGGAGCAATTCCGAATCTGCCAGTGTGGAATGATTCGGTTCGTCCAGACATGGCGAGCATGGCAGACGGCAAAGCAACCTATGCCGTGGAATGCCGATCGATCGGTATCGACTTCGGATATAAGCTGATCGTCAATGACGATATGTCTGCATTGACATCAACGCCGATGAAGTTGGGCGATGCAGCGGCCCGAACGGTCAACACCGTCGCATGGGCACAGGTCACAAGCAACCCGACAATGCGAGACGCACAGGCGTTGTTCCTCGCATCTGCGACCGGTCTTCGATTCCGAAAGAATCTAACAACCGGAGCCGGTGCGCCAAGCTCAACGACACTCGGGGCGCTGAAAGCTCTGATGCGACTAATGCGTGGGGAGAACACTCCAGAAGGCACAGAGTCAGCTGACATTCTCAACCTGACTCCGTCTTACCTGGTTGTTCCGGCAGCGTTGGAAACCACTGCGGAAATTCTGATCAACTCAGCGTTTGATCCTTCATCGACCGGAGCTGGCACGTTCAATCCAACTCGGTCACTGAAGTTGGTTGTCGAGCCATTGCTCGACGCCGCATCATCCACAGCGTGGTACTTGTTCGCTGAGCCGACACGGGTTGAAACCGTCGAGGTTACTTTCCTTGCCGGCCAAGAGACTCCGCAGGTCCGCGAAGTCCGTGACGAGCACACGCTCGCCAGCACTTACTACGTGCTGCAGTCGGTGGCCGCCAAGGCTCTCGATCATCGCGGCATTCAGAAGCACGACGGAGCGTAATTAGCCACGTCTATCGTTCGCCAATAGCCGCTCCATCCGTGGGGCGGCTTGCGGCAGTGTTACTGTTCGGGAATGTTTCCCGCGAATAGCTCAGTCCCCGAGAGGGGCAAACAGACTCGAAGGAAGACTACAATGATCAACCGTGGAACAGTGGAATGGCCAGTGATTGGCGGCGAACACTTTACGCGAGCCCAGGCATTCACGACAACTCCGGGGCAAAACGGATGGACTGCAGTTCTCACCGGAACCACGCCAACGGCTCTTTGCGTCACTGCTGACGGCGGAGCTGCAAAGCTCACGCTGACGAGCACCAGCGAAGCTCAGTTGGCGGTTCTGTACCACAACGATGTTCTGGCGTTCGACGTGCGAACGCTGAAGTACATCGAGTTTGTTGCTCTGGTTGCGGGCATTGACTCAGTTTCGACAGTTGTCTTCGGCCTTGCATCAGCCCACAACGCAACTCTGGACAGCATCGCCACGAACGCGTGGTTCAGAATGCAGGGCTCTGTTTCAACGACTGCAGTGGTTGTTGAAACTGACGACGCGACCGTCGACAACGACGATAAGGCGACTGGCCAGACACTAGCAGCCGTCTACAAGACGTTCAAAATCGACTTCGAAAAAGGTCTTTCTGACGTTCGATTTTTCATTGAAGGC